GCTGGAAATGCTATACCAGAACAATTAACTAATGCACCACTATCAGAACCCATAAATACATCGGTTACAGATGAGTTGCCAAGTGTTACTGAGTTATTCTGCACTGCTGTTACAGCATATCCTATTGCTGTTTGATTTATTCCAGAGGCACTTGAGGCGTTTGAACTCGTTCCAATTATTGTGTTTTGTTTTCCATCAGTAATCGTTCCACCAGTACCCTCGCCTATACATACATTGGCATCAGTAGTAGCATTATTTCCAGCACCTAATGCACCAAATCCAATAGCAGTATTAGAGTTTGCCCCATCTGGTAAAACATCACCAGCTCTAAATCCAATACAAGTATTGTATGAGCCAGTTCCAGTTGTTTTTAATGCTTCGTATCCAATAGCTATATTTCCAGTACCACTTGTTAATGCTCCTAATGCATCTCTTCCGATAGCAATCGTTCCTGTTTGATCATTATCAGATGTAGCATCCAATGCAAAAGCCCCAATAGCAATATTATCATTTACGACTTTAGGATTACCAGCAAATGCTCCACCAAGTAAGGCTTGTTGCCCGATTGCAATATTGTTATCAGCAGTACCTATAGAACCTTCATTTAAACTTGACATTGATTGATGCCCAATAGCAACATTACCAGTTTCACCAAATGACGCACTTTTAAATGAATCTCGACCAACTGCAATGTTTGAACTTCCTGTAGTTAAAGCGTATAAACAATCTGCTCCGACAGCAACATTGGAATCACCAGTAGTAATGCTCCTCATAACAGCAAATCCGATACCAGTGTTACGCTCTGATGCACCAATATTACCAGAACCCATTGCTTCTTGACCAAAAATTGTGTTGTAATCAGCACCTACATTAGCTGTCTGTTGCCAAGCAGTATGTCCAAATATTGTATTTCCTGTGTTTCCACCATCATTATTAGATAGTGAGATTCTGGAGTTGGTGTCAAGTTTCATTCGTGTACTACCAGTTGTAGTTGAGTTATCTGCACCAACAAAAAACTTTATTGAAGTCGCAGAGTTCCAATCACTATTACCACCACCAATTATCACTGTATTAGTTGAAGATGTAGATGAATATCCGATGATTCTAACACTCTCTTCTGAATTATTGTAATGAACACCAGTTATACCACCAGTTTTTATTGTTGAGTTTGTTCGTGTCCTGTTAGCATCATTATCGGCACCAATGGTAATTCCATCAGCTTGATAGCTTTGAACGTCTAAGTGAGTTTTGGGAATATCAGAACCTATACCCAGTCCTGTATCTGTAAGTCTCATTCTCTCAGCACTTCCAGTAGCAAATCTTATATCATCTGCTCTAAATCCTAATGGCTTTAATGTAGAGCCACCGCTATCAACTACTTGAAGTGCAAAGTTACCAGAACCAACTTCGCCTATGTTTGATGCAAAATAACCTCTTGCATTACTGCTGATATTTATATCAAGCTTTCCAGTTGGCGATACGCCTATACCAACATTTCCTCCAGATGCAATAACTATGTCCTCATTAAAAGCAGAACTGTACGAATGACCTATAAATAAGTGGTCACTGCTATCATTCCAACCTATATGTCCAAATGCCCCACCAGATAAACCAGATTCACCTATTAATATTTTTCTATTTGCACCATCTACATTTACATTACCGCCTGACACAGTTACTGCACCAGCAAAAGTAGCCGATTGACTACCACTAATCGTTAATGCATCTGTTCCACCAGTTTGCAAAACCAATGAAGACCCAGAACCAATAGCATTATTTTTATCTACAAATAAAACTAAAGTTGAATTAGCAGTACCAAGACCTAAACCACTTAATACACTACTTGTTCCAGAAGGTCTAATTGATAGATAATCAGTAAGCCCAGATGCATTTACCTTGTGGAGTCGAAGAGTATTACTAGCAGATATTTCTCCAGAAAAAGTAGCTGATGATGAAGAAGCATCTATTCTCATTACCTCTGTTTGAGTAGAACCGCCATCATTTACTTGGAATATTATATCTTGGTCAACTGTATTATTTCTTATAAATAAATGTGAACCAGTATTAAAAATTTGAGAATCGGTATCAGATCCAAGCGTTAATGCTTTGTCATCGCCTATATTGACATTGTCAGCAAAGGTAACGACTTGACTTGAGTCTATTGTAAGTGCAGTCGTATTATCAGTTGATACTTGAAAGGAAGTTCCATTTGCTCCAATCATGACGTGGTTATCATCACCAGTAGTGTTATCTCTAAAAGCAATTAATGCTTGATTATCTGAACTTTCAAACAATCCTACAATATTAACACCAGAACCACTATAGCTGTGTAATATCTTTCTGGGATTATCTGTACCGATGCCTATTCTCTTGCTACTATCAATCACTAGGGCTGAGTCGGTATCTCCGCCAACATTAAATCTAAACCTTGCTGAAGGACTTGCTTCAGAAACAGCATCAATTGTTATAGATGCAAGTTGTCCTGAATTTTGAAACAATCCCCATTTAAATACATCTGGGTCGCCTTCAGTATAACCAAATGTTCCATAGTCACCAGCACTACCACTAAAATTTATTTGTGGGCTGGATGCTGATAACGCAAGATTGCCAGCCAATGTTGTGTTCTGGCTTGAATCTATAGTGAGTGCAGTAGTGCTACCAGTAGATAACGTCATTGAATCACTACCGCCAGCAACATTCAAATTAATTGTATCTGTAGTGCTATTATCTATTCTTAATTGAGCATTAGCACCTTCTAATCTAAGTAACTCCCCAGTTCCTGAAATATGAGCAGTTACTGCTGGGGTTATGCCTATACCAACTCGTGAATTATCTGTATCCACTATTAGTACATCACCAGCAGCACCGTCCTTTCGCACCACCAATGCTGTTGTTGAGTTTACATCTATTGTTGATGTACCTTGTATAACTTCTGAAAGCGTTAAGCCAATTGAACCGCCTACATTCAGACTTCCGGTTACGGTTAAGTCTCCAGATATTTCTCCGCCATTACCAAGGTCTTGCGGATTGGATGACCCCATTGAATTAAACATATTAAATCTCCACTAACCTTACTGCACCAGTACTCGTGCTTGTACTTAGCACAGAAAAGTATACCGTATTGCCTAGTCCACGAGGCACAGTAAGATAGATCATTGTATTCTTTGGAATAATCAAATCTTTGCTCTTATCGATATCTACTTCGCTTGTTGCAAAACTAAAATAAATCTCTACTGCTGAATGCACGCCAATAGTGCTGGTCATCGTTGCCAACTGTTTATGAATTGTATTAGTTACATCTGCTTCTGATCCCGCTGTCAAAGCGGTCTGCACGCTCCATCCACCACCAACGGTGACGTTTAATGCTTCTTGTACGGATCTTTTATGTAAATCAGCCATTAGCTTGACCTCCTGTAAACTATTGCAAAATCGCCGCTCGCAACCGTAACGGAAGTCCATTCTCCGTAAATAGTTTGACCGGCTTTGATGGTAACACTTGATAAGGTGTCCCAAATATCTGTGTCGGATGATGTTGCAGAAATAACACAATCAACTGATAATGCTTGTATTGCAACGTAGACGTGTGAGTTTACTGTTGCGTCGGTGACGTAATCATATCCACCGCCGCCAAGCCTGTTTAAAGCTTCTTGAGCAGTATACCTATGAAGGTTTGATGTTGCCATTGATTCTCCTAATCTCTAAGGTTAATGGTAAACCGTGAACGAGCCTGACGTAAAAACTATTTTTTCTTTTTTGTCGCCTTTTTCTTTGGCTGCTCTTTTACAATTTTTGGACCGCCTAATTTGTTTTTGATGACTTCATATCCGTCATTAACAAGCTCTTGCGCCTTTTCTCTTGAGTGAGCATGGCAGTAATGGTTTTCTTTTCGTAATACTATCATAATATCCTCTATATTATACAATGGGCGATGACAAACACCGCCCATTGCACATTGTTCCTAGCTTACGGATTGAGTAGCTCAATTCCTTTGACTTGGTTTGCAGTAGTTACTTTTACTCCATAGATCACGTCGGCAACTCAAATGTTATGCTAAGTTTTTTATCTTAGCTCTCAGGCTTTCGCTTGAGTATCGGCATACCTTTTCATCTCGTAAGATGGCGCGGCCTCGTGGGAGAATTATTTCATCTCCTATGCTCTGCCCCTGACCATTGTGGCCTTCGGTTCGGATCAGCATATCTTTCGACTTAGCCTTCCCGCTTAATTCCGCGCTAATAATTAACATAGTCACCTATGCTAACGGCAATTCACTAAAGTAGTCTACCTTAGTGCCTAAGTAATCAACAGAATATTCACTCTGCATTCTAATGTCTTGCTGCACAGCTACAGCCACCGACGAGCGATGAGCTAAGTATCCAGCATGAGTACCAGCGCCTAAAGCACTGGAAATCAATGATGTTTGAAATACTGGAATTCCAAAAAGAGATGGAAAGTTTCCAGAGATGTCACCACCAAATCCAATACCAGTTGCACCAGCACCACCGACATTACCGCCACCCACATTAAATGAGCGTGAGTTTAGTAAGTCAGCGTACACCAATGGATTTACAAAGAAAGCACATTCTTCCTTTGGTATATCGTTATTCATCAGTGTGCCAAGGGCGGTTTCCACATCAGCATTTGATAACGTATTATCTGCTGCTAATGATTGTGTTGTACCAAGAGAATTCAACTCAGTAATAATATCACTATCTACAGCCTTGGCAAGACCATAAGCCATAGATTGCGCATACTTATCGAAGAGCTGCTCATTGGATTGAATCATAGCTATATCTTCAAAAAGTTTAGCGCTGAATTTGTGTTTATTAATTGAGATTTGAATTTCTGTTTCAGTGTTTACGCTGTAAGTAACACCTTCGTTAGCGGTCTTATTTCCAACAGCTACTTCCTGTATGGATGGAAGATGAATCACATCTCCTTTACCCTGTACAAGACTTGAGTAGTCATCAAAAAATGGTCGCATAACTAGCTGTTTCTCAAAATAACGCATGATAGCTTCGCTCCACAGCTCTGGTATCATCACGTCTAAGTGTGATGAAGCACCTTGTGTAGCGTCACCAGCAAAAGCGGTATAAGCCATTTTAGGCTCCTTTATTTTTTGCGATTAGCGTACATGTTTACGATGGACGTCCAATTCTTAGCACGTTCACTTTTATCCATTTTGGTCCAGTCTTTTAACTTTTCTTTTGCTGGAACAGCTGGATTAGATGCAACCGCTAATCGTTGTTCATTATTACTTAATTTTGATGCAAGAGCGCGCAACTTTGGCATCGGTAAATCACCAAAAGTTTCACGGTCCTCTTCGCTAAACGTAGAAAGGATCTGTTCACGCATTTGCGATTCCTCAGATCTGGCTTGCTCAACAATAGGTTCCAGCTCTTGTATGCGAGCTTGACGCTCTTCTGCAAGTTGCTGCCATTGTTGCTGCTCTTCTAATTGCTTTTCACGATCACTAGCAATTTGTTTTTGCAGCTGTGCAAGCTCTGCTTCCACGTTTTGACTCCTCTTTCTGTATTTTTTAGCATCTGCTATCAACTGATTAACTTCGGAGTTTGTTTCTTCAGCTGGTTCTTGGCTTTGAGGGGCCACCTCTTGAGCAACGGCTTTTTCTATTGGTGGTCGCTCAGTACCTTCCGCTGGCTGCGGTGCTTCCGTTTGTACGGTTGCTTCTTCGGACATCTGTCCTCCTTTTTACATTCGTATGATCGTTGGTCGGTTTGTAAGTCTTCTTAAATTCTTTTCAATATTTTTTGCAAAGTTAAACGCAATGGCATCCTCCACCTCTGGACCCAGCTTTTGATTTTTTGCTATTACTCTTGCCTTATCTTTTCTTATCGTTACTTTTCCACGCTTACTTGGTCTACCAAAACGGCCTAATCGTAACGCATTCATTTTTTTTGCTTGTTGTGAGTTTGTAATGCCATAATCAATAGACAATTCATCACCTACATTAGTTTTAATTAGCTTAAACTCTTTAAACATGCTGTTAGTAAGCGTTAAATCCGGTGGGTTGGTTGTTATGCTAAACTGGTTTTTTGCCGCTTTTCGGGCGCCTTTACGAGCTGCATATGATGGTTCGTATGCTTTAAATTGCTCTCCATCCGCATCAATGCCATCTTTTGATTGTGATATATGCGTAAGCGTTATGTCCTTACCAAACTTTTTTAGGTTGGAAGGGGTAAACTCCATCATTTCTTTAATTTTGAATACGCTCATAATATTGCTTTAATGTTTCTGGCTTCCTGTATTTACCTGACTTTTTGAGATCAGCGATTTCTTTCTGCGCTGCACCACGAGTCTTTTTATATTCTTGATTCGACGACACTGGGATGATTAGGTGTCTACAGTTATAGCCACCCCTATCGGTAAATGCACCCGGAAAACGCGATTCTAATTCTTGGCGGGTAAATGGCTGTGTTGCTAGTATTTCTCGACATACAGGCCGTGTTTTATTATCCAACGGACCTTCGTAATAATATTCTTGATCTTCCGACAATTCACCGGCCATTGCGTAAATAACTTGCTGCTGATAATTTGTCATCGCTGTTTCAATAACATTGTCGATGCGATTCACATTTACGGAGCGAGCTAATCGATCTTTTATACCATCAGCATCTAAGCCAAGCTGTGTGCCGGTAATGATTTCTTGCCGGACCAACTCTCCTAAGTGTTCCGTGTATTTGACTATTGAGGATCGCTGTACATTCTGTAAAGCCACGAGTTGGTTTTCCGTGATAGACCCAAAAAACGGCAAATCATCAAGAAGAGATTCCGTGAAATCCATCTGGGCGTTGATAGCGGAAGCCATACCCAGATCTTCAACAAAGTAGGTCGCAACATTAAGCGCAGCGAGAGCTGCCAGTATTTCATCTCCAGATAAACCATCCTCTTCCATTTGTTTAACATCTTGAATAAATTCATCTTCTGCAACCTCCAAAGATTTTAGATAGCTAGATGAAGCGTCGTCTAGGACGGCCATATTAGCTCTGTAGTCTATTTAGTAGACGATTTTGTGGGGTCTGGTCTTCTTGCTTCGCTTCTTGTTGCTCACGAAACTTGGCTATTTCTTCTGGCGAAGCATCGGGATTTTTATATAAGTACCAAGATTCCTCAGTAGCTAATCCCCGGTCAAAATAGAATGACCATAGTGCAATCTCTGATTCTGGAGTGAGAGCATAATTAGGCTCTAAGAAATCCACAGAGTAGTCTGGTCCGGGGTCGGCATTGGCTTCTACTTGTAAAATTCTGCGGTCTACTTCGTACCTACGATGCTCCCAAGGCCGCCATGTATCTTCTGTCATTGCAGTGCGATTGTTCATATTTTCCATTTCCAAAATAGACAAACTTGCCGCCGATGGCGCATTCCCAGAATCAGAACGAGCATATTTTGCACGGATATGATTATTGTTCAATGTGGACTCTACAAAGAATCGGATGCTGTCAATAATTTCCACAAGAGAACCACCGGGACTTGTAACTCTGAGATCCGAATCTTGTGGAAGATATAATAATTTATCAACGCCGATTTCTACGCGAGATGGATCGTCGATATTCGTAAGATACTTGATCCCCATCGCGCCATATCTGGTACAGAGTTGCAGTTCATGCATGGCCACAGAGGTAGCTAAATCACATGTAACGACATCCATAGCTCCAGATCCAGAGTAAAAGTCACGTATGGGTGGGTAGCGATGACAAAATGTAATTGGTAGAATACCATATGGATTGCGATCCTCTGGATTAACAGATATTTTATCTCCATGTTG